CCCGCGGCGACAAACGACCCGGTGATCGTGACCGCACCGTTGGCCGGCACGCTGATCTTGCCGTCGAGCCACCCGCGCCCGGTGAACTTCGGCGGCGTCGAGCCCAGGCTCGTCGGGTACAGCTCGAGGTACGGCGAGACCGTGCCGAAGATCACCGAGAAGATGACCAGGCCGTCCACGGGATCGAACACCCCGCCGAACGTGCCCTTGAGGTCTGGCAGGCCCATGACGTAGACGTGGTTCGTATCCTGGAAACAGGTGACGTCCACCTGCGCCTTCGCCATGTCCAGATCCCACTTGTCGAGCGAAGCGACCACGACGGCGGTCGCGCCCCCGACGCCGGTCGGATCCATTTTGACTTGCCCGCTCTTACCATGAATGCGATCCACTGCTGCCATAGGTGTGTCCTCTCGGGTGTCGTGTTAGCCGACGAGCGGCGCGACCATCACGTGCAGATGGCCGCCGACGCGGTTCCAGCGAATCGACGGGTCGATGTCGTCGACTTCGACCGATTCGAGTTCTTCCTCGAATTGCGTGAGCATCGCGCCGTACTCGGGCATCGTCAGCTCGGCGTCGGTCAAGAGCGTCGTGATGCGCGCGAAGGCGTTCTCGACGTCGGTGCTCGACGCCGCCGTGGTGAGCGCGCGCGCTTCGACCAGATAGACCGTGTCCTTGTAGGCCGGCCCGCCGAACATCGGCGCCTCGACCGAGGACACGAGCGACACGATCACGAACCGCGTCGATCCCGGTCGCGCCTCGGCGAAAAACACGCCATCCGGCAGCAGCAGACGGAGCGCCATGTCCGCCTGCAGGATCTGCAGGATCGCGATCGTGACGGTCGAGACGTTAAGCAGTGCCATTGACGGTCAAGCCCATGTCGGCGAGGACGCGCGGGATCGGCCCGGTATACAGGCCGCGGCGCCAGCGGATCATCGTCGCGGAGAACAGCGGATTCGCCGGCATCGAGCCGCGGTTCGCGCCAATCGCGATATGGCGCGCCTGGCTGCCGCGCTCGAACACGGCGGCGTGCGGCGACGTGTTGATGACGACCGCCTCGGTGCGCGTCGCGTCGGTGTGCATCACGACCGCCAGGTGGTCCTTGAGATTGCCGGTGCGCCTCGGATAGCCCGCATAGATCGCGCTCTTGGCCGCTTGTGCCGCGGCCTCGACCTCGGGCGCGGCGTCCGTGGTGAGATCGCGCGCAAGCGTCGCGAACTGGTCGACGAGTTCGTCGACCCCGGTCCACTGGAACCACACCGTCTGCCCGCCCGGGCCCGCGCTCACTCGACCACCTCCGCGCACACGAGGTGCAGCTGCACGTGCCGCTCTTCGTAGTCGAAGATCCCCAGCACCGACAGGCTGCGCCCGTCATAGAGAAAGCGCGCCTTGGTCGACAGGCCCTCGCGAAACGGCACGGTCACGATGTGCGTGGCCATCGACAGCACGGTCCCGGCGGTGATCTGCTCGAGCGAGGCTTGCGACGCCGGCGTGATGCGCGCGAAGGCCGGCGGCGGCAGATCAATCCACGACTCGACCCAGCCGGTCCCGTCGGGCACGGGCGGCCCGGGCCGCTGAAACAGGCCCTGGTGCAGCCGTTGGCCGCTCGAGATGTAGGTCGTCGCGGTCGGACTCATGCGATCCCCGGGTCGTGATACGCGCGCAACAGTTCGCGGACCTGGACGCCGAACTCTTCCCCGGCCTCGCGCGGCGGCCCCTGCGCCTCGTCACCGCGGAACCGATACAGCTCGCCGGTCTGCACCAGAATGGCGGCGATGACGACGAGCGGCACGGTCGTCGCGTCGGTCCACGTCTCGACGACGGCCTTGGATCGCGGCGTCGTACTGCACCAGCCGACAATGTGCGCCTCGGCCTGGTCGGCCATCGCCTGCACGTCGACGTCGTCCGCGGTCGACGTGATGCGTAACCGCGCTTTCACCTGGTCGAGGGTCACGAACGTGCTCACCGCCGCCTCGTGTCGTCGTAGACCTGTTGCCAGTCCTTGCCTTTGGGCCCCTCGGGACCGGACGGGCCGTCCTTGCCGTCCTTGCCATCGCGCCCGCGCTTGACCATGAGCGTCCACGCCTTCGCGCCGTCGCCCGGTTTGGTCGTCGTCGTCTCGTTGGCGTGCCACGTCGACCCGGCCCACGTCACGAGCTGCCCGCGGTCGTAGGTCTGCCCGTCAGCGAACACGCCGCGCCACTCGAGGCCGGGCGCGCCATCGGCGCCGGCCGGCCCGGGCGGCCCCGGCACCAGGGCGCGCGTCTCGAGCGCGGCCACCCGTTCGCGCACGTCGCGGATCAGCGGGGCGATCCCGGCGATGACGGCGGCGAGATCGTCGGCGGTCATGCGGCCAACGCTTTCGTCAACAGGTCGCGCGCCATCGCGGCCACCTGGTCGGGCGGCAGTTGCGTCGCCGGCGCGGCCATCGGCGCCGGCGCAGGTTTCGCGAACGGGTCCTGCGCGTCGCGTTGCGCGAGCGCCTTGAGGCTGAACATCTGCTGCTGCATGTAGGGCGTGTCGCCGCCCTCGACGGGGCCGAGCCCGAAGTACCGCTCGCGCGCTTCATCCGGGGAGAGGGCGCCGGCGCCGATCGCATCGGCCGCGGCCTTCGTCTTGGTCGCCGTGTCCATCCAAATCAAATCGTTGATGTCGAACTCGGTGCCGTAGGTCGTGCCGTCGAGGCCGAGGCCTTCATCGAGGCACGTCTCGAAGTTCGTGAGCAGCGACTGAATGCACAGCGAGTGGTACATCTGCCATTCGGATTCGAGCTGCACGCCGCGCGGCGGTTCGCCCACGCCAATCAGGAACGGTGGCACGTGGAACACACTGCAGATGGTTTGCGCGGTCCACCCGAGTTGTTGAATCAACTGGGCATCGACCGCGTTCATGCTCAACTGCGTGTATTTCAAATCCGCGGTGAGGATGGCGAGCCGGCTCGCGCTGCTGTTGAGCGTGTCCCAGTCGGTGCGCAGCTGCACGAGCTGGTCTTTCGTCATCCCCGGCGGCGTCGTCAACATGGCGGTCGGCTGGCCGCCCTTGCTGAAAAACGTGGTCGCCGTGTTCTGAATCGCCAAGCCTTGCGTGCCCGCCATCGCGCAGGCATAGATCGGGGACATGCCGACGAGCGGATGAAACAGGCACACCATGCGATCGTGAATGATCTCGCTCGCCGGGACGGTGAACTTATCCGGCTCGCCGGTCAGCGCCAGCGTGCCCGACAAGTTGTCGTGTTGCAGTTGGTAGTAGATCCCGCCATCGGGCGCAATCAACGGCGTGACGCGCAGCGGGTCGAGCACATACAACGCGGTGACGATCCCGCGCGCGTCGCGCTCTTTCAACACGTACGCGTTGCCCCACATCAGTTTAGAGGTGATCCACTGCTCGACGAACTTCGTGATCGTCTGGTAGCGGTTCGGTTTGCGGAGCACCGGCGAGAACGCCGGCGAGGTCGTCTCTTCCCAGAGGTCATCCTCGGTCTGCTCGACCAGGTTCAGGGTCAGCTTGCCGATGTCCTGGGCGATGAGCGTGACGCACGCGAACACGGGCGCGTATTGCAGGATCTGATCGCGGCGACCTTCGACGTTGACCTGCCACGCGCCCGCGTACGGTTCGCGGACCACGAGCGGATACCAGCCGCCGCCGCTGGTCGCGCCGGGACTATACGGCGCGTTCAGTTGTTTCGCGGTCAGCTCGAGGCCCCGCCCGAACAGCCGGAGCCGCACCGTCGCCATCAGCGCCGCTCGTCGTGCCCGCGCTCGTCGTGCCGGCCCGCGCCGCGACTGAGGGCGCCACCTTCGGGCGGCGGCGGGTCCGGCGACCAGCCGACCGGCGACGCGAACCCGATCCCGACCAGCGTTTCCGCCAGCACGCGATCGGTGACGGCGTACTGTTCGCCCTCGAGATGGACGTTGCCGTTTTCCGTGTGATAGACGCGCCCGACGACCTCGAGCGATTCACCGACCAGCGCCATGATGCTTTCTCCCTGTCGCGCCGCTCGGGACGACGCGCGGCGGCAGCGCGTCGACCGTGCAGCGCATCGCAAAGCCGGCCAGCTCGAGTTGTTCGACCAGGCCGGCCTCGACCGTGATCACGTCGCCG